TCTTTCTTGATTTTTCTTTCTCTTCTTCTTCATCGTCTTCGTCTTCAGCATCTTCTGCTTCGTCTTCAGCATCTTCTGCTTCGTCTTCATCATCGTCTGCGTCGTCTTCATCGTCTGCGTCGTCTTCATCACTATCATTCTCTGTATCACTATCACCTGCTTCATCGTTGTCGTCATTATTGACGTCATCTTCAGTATCATCATTGTTATTATACACATTATCAATATTTTCTATATTACTAGCTGACTGATCATTAAGATCAGTATTATTATTATTCAATACAATAGGACCAATAACAACAACAGAGGGGTCATTCGCATTAACTTCTGATTTTAGAACTTTTACATAAACCTCTTCGTTTTCTTTAACACTTTCTATATCTCTTTCTGATTTTATGCTACCAGCACTTATTACAGGAACATATGCTTCTATTATAGTATCATTGTCTTCAATATATTCACATTTAAGACCCATCTGATTTTTAGCTATCACTTTGCATTTAATAATACTATTGATTGCTGGATTACAAACAAGAGCTTGAAATCGTACTTTATATAATATATGTGCATTAAAATGCTCTAAGCGATAATTTCCAGGACCCTTGCTTACTAGTTTGATACTATCCTTCTTTATATATCCCGATCCATCCGGTGAGCATTTACCTTCATAATATTTCACTAATTTTTCTTCAATAGCAGTATCTATATTACCTATCAGTTCAGTTGTGTTTAAGGTTACATTATCAATGATCTCAACTAGATTAAACATTGTTTGACTAAATTATATAGTATATACTAATTACTTATATCATTTTTTGTGAAAAGCACTTATCTACACTAAATTATTCATATACATAAGGAGGTATGATCAATCTTTTCTTGTCATAAAGTTCTTTTGCAATCTTTTGACAAAGCATAGGTTTTGTTCCTGTAATGTTTTTTCCTAAGGCATTTTCTAAATAGTTCTTGTCTTTCGTTTGACATCTAGCTCCTAACCCTTTTTTGATCTTTTTAGTTATATCTTTCTCTAATCCATTGAGTAATTTAAAGTGAAAGCATTTATACTCAGTTTCATCTTTTTTGTTTTTCTCTGTTACTACAAAGTATGCTCCTAATAGTTCAACATCTGTCTTTACATCCATCTTAGGGATCGTAAAATCATCTAATGAAACCTCTTTACCAGTGTTGTAATAAGCATTGTATGGATTGCTAAATAGATCAATAAATATATTCTTTTTAGGAATAAGTGCCCCAGTCTCTCTTAATACCTTACACATTTTAGGAAATTTCTCTTGATTATCCAAAAGTATTTTACAATATTTATCCCATGTTTTAGAGGAAATATGAAGATAAAAATTGTGAAATCTTACAAAATCATCAGTCTCCTTTTCAAATCCTTCAAGTGTTTTTAATAGTATTGGTTCAACTACATTTTCTTCTTTCTCTTTTTCTTCTTTGTATGTATTCTTTCTTACTATTTCTGTTTGTATCTCTTTATAAACCTTTACTTTCCTTAAACCCCCTCTATTAAGATGTAAATAAATCCCTTTGATCACCTCATTTGGATACAAGCATTCTTTTATTGCGGTATTCAAATACCTTATATCACCTTCATAATCTTTTAGATCTTTCAAAAGATCATCTAAAAGAACAAAATCTCTATTTTTCATATATTGAATGACATTCTTCTTCATCAATTCAATAATTCCGTTCTCTTTTATGTTAGGTGGGTGATGGGAGTTAGAGATGCGTGCTGGAATGTTAGATGGTTCAAAATCCACGTTACACCCTACTATTTCATCGTCTCCAATCACTATCTCTACTTTTCTTCTTTGATGATCTTCAAGTTGTAAAGGATTAATGTTTTTAAACAAACTTTTAGAATGGTTATGGATGTTTGTTTGAATAATACAATCTAACGCATTCTTTCGGATAATATCCTTGATAATGTTGTTTTGTTCTAACTTTTTGCTTGCTATCTCATAAGCACGAATATCAACAGTTTTCTCTTTATCCCATAAACAGTAGAGATAGACCATAACATTCCTATATTTCAATGGTAGATTTATGTGGCTACATCTCCTAATACCCCTAGCAACAGTCTGTTCAATCCTGTTCATATGAAACCACGGATCAAGCACATGCACAGCTCTAATATTCATAAACGATATACCTTCACTCCCCTTTTGTGTTATGATCACCACCCTAATCTTTTGCGCGTTTATATTATCCTTACTGTTTATCACCGTCAATAGATTATCAAGGGTGTCTGTATTCATTACATCTGTGCTCTCAGTAGTAATAATACAATAACTACTGTTTTTTGGATCAATTGTATTATTTTTCAGTATATTCTTTCCACCATATCTACCCATCTGACGATGTTCTAAAGCAATAGCTAATGGTATCGCACCACTTTCAAGAAATCTTGAATATACAATACTAATTCCATCGCTTTTCATAAGGGTATCCACAATTGATCCTATTTTCGGTGCATAGTCATTTATATTTTCTTTTGAGAGAATGCGTGGTGATCCTTCTTGATATTCTAGTTTATAATGACCTTCTGTTGTAGCATATTTAAAAACGTTATTAAACCCTTTATAAGGATATAAGACATTCAACTCTTGAAACCCATTGATCATATTCTTGTCAGTGGGAGGCAATTTACCACTTTGGTATTTTCCAGCTTTCACAAAGATTATTCCATCTTTTATTTGAGACAACCATTCATATTGATCATCTTGTTTTGTAGCTTCTGGTGGAGATAAACGAGTAGCATATGTATAGGGGTTGTTGTTATCCAGATATGATATATATCGCGAAGATATGTCTTGGATACGTTTAGCAACACTCGTATTTATATCACCGTTTGTTTTAAAAAGATCATTAGTGATCAATGGTTTTTTCTCATTCACAAGAATTAAATTAAGTATATCTATGATCTCATTTGGTTTGTCATACATAGGTGTCCCAGACATTAGTATCAAACGATTGTTTTCACCATTCTTTAAAACTTCCATAAGTGTTTCGTAAATCTTGATATTCTCTACTGTGTTTTTCTTGTTTGTTGTAGCACTTGTTGTTTCACTCTTCTCATTTAGATCACCTATTAACCCTTTCTTTCTAACATTATGAACCTCATCTACAATGATTGTTTTATCAATAAGTTTCATGTTTTCAGCTTCTTTCACAAACTCATTGTAAGTCATAATTTTATACCGTGTGTTGATTACACGTTCAATTTTGTTTGGATCACTTTTGGTGATATACTTATACATATCCCCTGTGCATTGGTTGTTCCCTCTTGAAGGATCATAAATCGTTTTTATAAAATTATTTTTTAAAGAAGCTGGAAGAATAACATATATTTGAGGTTCAATGTTAAATGATCTATGATCACTTAAAATATCTTCGGCAATTGAAACAGCAGCACACGTCTTTCCTACACCCATAGCATAATACAACAAAGCAGTATTGTATGGAGTTTTGTTAGAAAGATAATTTGTAATAAAATATTGAAAGTAAGCTTTGTTAAATGTAGCTTCTGGACATTCTTTCTTTACAATATCTTCAAACTCTTCCGTGCTTTTTAAGATATTATAAGGGGATTTAGTATGAACATAAAAATCTTGTATTTCTAACATTTTCTTTTGGAAATGTTGATCATCTATATCTGGAAAACCATTTAGGTGTTTTTTTGGTTTCTTTTCTTGTTGTTGTGTTGGTTGTGATGGTTGTGTTGGTTGTGGTTGTGTTGGTTGTGTTGGTTGTGATTTAGATTGTTCTTGTTTCTGCTTCTTTTCAATTTCTAAACACAATTTGTCAAGATCTTTATATGTTTTTTTACTAGGATCAATAGGCCTCCCAGTTAAAGGGTTCTTGTTTGGATTTTTACGCAATTCTTTACATTTATTAAAATCCATATTTGCTATATACTTAGGATAACAAATAATCTAGACGTTTAAACATTGCTATCCTTTCTATGTTATATTCTTTCAAGTGTTTTATAACTTCTGTATTGCTAAACCATTGTATATCCCTTATCTCTTTCATCTGTGTTTGACTTTCTTTATTGATATGGATTTCAATATTATCTCCAATATACTCTGCTAAAAAATACAAATGTCTATAAAGAACCCCGTTTGTTCCATAGAATATCTCCTCAAACTTTCCATAGTCGGTTATTAACTTTATATTGTTTAATGATATCTGTGTCTCCTCAAAAAACTCTCTACAAGCACAATCAATATCGGTTTCTTTCATTTTCTTACGTCCTTTCGGAAATCCCCATTCAGCTTCAATCATATTATTGGTATCTGTATTAATGTTCCTTATAAATAAAGTCATTTTAGGATCTTTCATAAGAATAGAAAAGTTCTTATTGGAAACGTCAAAATCCTTCGCGTTGTTATTACTATTAGACCATACATATGTCCATAAATCTTTGAATGATCCCATATGCTTGATCATCTCTTTTTCACGATTTTCCATATTCATTATTAATCCGCATACATACTCTGGATTATGAGGATCATAGTTTCCTTTGATAAACTCCATAAATCGGAGTGTGTATTTCCTTTGGATCATTAGATACTTAGAGGTCTTCATATCACGACATATGATCCCTATGCTTGTTGTAGGATGTGGGCATTGTTTATAGATATGCCCTACACTACCGCAATTCTTACATATTGCATCCCCTTGTTTTTTTGGCATTATATAGATAATATAGTGTGTTTTAAGTTATGGATAAGAATGTATGGGGTAAGCCTATGTGGAGCACAATACACTTAGTGGCATTAGGTTATCCGGATGAACCGAGTGCTGATATTGTAGTTAAATACAATCAATTCTTTATATCTATCGCACACGTTATTCCTTGTGATGATTGTAAAAAACACTTTATATCTATGATTACTGATAACCCGCCTGCATTAGAAAACAAAGATGCTCTATTTAAATGGACTGTTGATATTCATAACTCTGTCAATGAACGTTTAGGAAAGAAAACTGTTTCTTATGATCAAGCTTACAGTTTATGGAAAAATAAACAACCAGATACCTCAAAATCTGGTATTGATTATACATATATCATTTTATCTGCTATTATAGGATTACTGGTAGGTGCTATACTCTGTTCCCATATATCCACCAAAATCAGGAGAAAGTGAGCTGATCTCAGGTGGAGAAGAAAGAGATGGAATATTCATTTCCATTCCCATTCCCTCCTTAGGTTTAGTATAATCACCCATCATCTCTTTCGCCATATTGTTTGATGTTTCCATAGCAGGTTTAGACACTTCTTTCTCTTCTTGATCCTTAGATAACGCACTATTGTAGGTGAACATTGAAGAGAGTGCCATAAATACCACAAGAATACAATATACAATGATCAATATGGAAATCACCCACCCATAAATACCACATAGGGAATGTTTCACATTATTATTAGATATACAAGTTAATTCAAACAATGATAGGAGAATAGCAGGAAGTGCTAAAACTACCATTGTGATGATCATCACTAGCTTTTCACCAACTGATAGATCATTGTTGTTGAGAAGAATATTGAGACATATAGCTACAATAGCTACAACAATAGCCAAACCTGCATATGAGCTCTGTGGAGTTCCGGTAAAAACCTGTTTAAGGGTGATCGCCATTTTTATTTATTGTGTTTCTCTTTACACACTAACATATAAAAAAATTGATAGAAGACATAAGAATTAGGTAGATAATATTATTATAGAATCATTCAATGGGAATTCCTTTCTATTATTCTAATTTAATCAAACAGTATCCTAGAATATCTAGGAATAATCTTACAAACATTTCGGTGGAAACATTATATCTTGATTACAATGGTATTATACACCCTGTTCTACACAAATACTTAGCTGATGTAACAAAAATGGTTGAAGTTGATTTTTTTGATTTCTTGTGGAAATATACACTAGAAATTGTCAAGAGTATTTCACCTAAGAATGTGATCATATGTGTTGATGGTGTAGCACCATTAGCAAAGATCATTCAACAAAGAAAAAGAAGATATGTTTCTTCATTAGAGAAAAAAATGGTTGTATCTATTTTTGATACAAATAATATTACTTGTGGAACTCCATTTATGGAAAGACTTTGTGATTACATACAAGATAAATGTTCTAAGAATAGTAGTGTTATCAATTTTACATTTGATAGAGAGAATGGAGAAGGTGAACACAAAATATTTGATTATATCCACAACAAACCCGACGAAATAGTTGTAATACACGGACTAGACGCTGATCTTATCTTACTGTCTCTAATGAGTGTCTGTAATCGTATTTACTTGGCAAGGGAGAATTATAACAGAACAACCTTCATTGATATTAGGTATCTCCGTGAGATCATAATACAGGACTTCCAGAATATTCGCTCGTATGTTGTTCTATACACACTTCTTGGGAATGACTTTATACCTCACCCTATCACTATCAATCTGGGTGTTTCAAGTGCTATGAACCGATTAAAACAACTACACGACAAACATGGATTGCTTGTTGATCATGATGGCAATATAGATCACGGGAACCTCACAAGTATCTTGTTAGAACTCGCTATAACTGAGGATGATGATATAATGAATTTGTTTAATTGCAATGATGATCAAGATGCTATTCTGTTGAAAAAAAGCACGAACTGGCGAAAGACATATTACAATGATATTATATTTGCGAAGGATCCACAAATGATAAGTGTTAAATTCTTAGAGGGTATCTATTGGACATATAACTACTATAATAAGAAGAAACCGGTTATCAATCATTCATGGTTTTATCCATACTACGGACCACCCACAATGAGAGATCTAGCGAATATATGTATGACCGCTAAAAATTTCACTCCGGTTATAAATGCGAATGATCCTGTATTATCATATATCCCTAAAGAAATCAAGTTATTGATAGCAATACCTAAGACATCTAAGGATGTTCTACCTGAAAAACTTCAATCATATATGATCGATCATTCACTAGGGTTAACATATATGTATCCAGATAGTTTTAGGATGATCAAGCTATTCAAAAAACATGACTGGGAACATATCCCTATACTACCTTTAATAGATATTAAATATATTAAGAGATTGTTAAGAGATTGTTAAGAGATTGTTAAGAGAGTGTCATTATCTTGTTGATAATCTCTGCTTTTGTTCCGTTTGTATTCTCAATACCTTTTGCTTTTGCTATCTCTTTTACACCTTCCACACTCATCTTTTGTAATTTTGTTTTTGATATATTATTCAGTTCTTGATCAGTAATCTCAACGGCATCTTCCACAGTGTTATCTATGGTAACAATATCATCCTCTTTTACATATTCATTTACATCTTCATTTACATATTCATTTTCTTTTACTGCTTCTAAGTTGTTGTTTTCCTCTTCAACTATCTCCTTCAATGTTTGCGAAGGAGCAGGATAAAAGGTAGGAATATCATGAAAAGATC